AGGGTGACGTAATGCATTCAGGTATGAAGTCTAAAGATAATCCTCATGGTGACGTTGTTAACGAGGGTGGTAAGTTTCACTTCAAGCCAAATACTCTTACTTACTCTACATCTCATAGTTCGGCAGAAGGTAAGAAGATCGCTAGTTCTAAGTTCGGGGTAGCCGTACATACTGCATACGAAGGTAATACTTTGGCAGGAATGAAAGCACAATACGGTGCCGATCTTTCTCACTTTCCTAAGCACCCAGATGTTCATGTTATAAGCACCGTTGACGATGTGCATAAGGCCGAATTATCTACTAATCATTCGCATACGTATGAGCATCATATGACCCAGGCAAAGCAAGCCTTTAACAGTACCGATAAAAAACATTACGGTGCTATAGAAGGCCATCAAGAACATTTGAAAACCTATATTAATAAGACCGTAAGGGATGGTACCAAGCCATCAGTTCAAGGCTACAGCGAACATCTAAGAGACCGCCATCTTAAAGATATTGCTAAAGTTAAGACTGCAAAGGCTGTTGGTACTAAGACCGAAAAGATGCAAGCAGATCTAGCACATGTAAATAAACATTCTGATAAGTTTCAGAAGATATTAGATATGCATCATCACTTACAGGCTGCTAAAGACCAATTGGTTCATTCGTTGTCTGCTAAACCTAAGTTTGAACATTCAATACCTGCACCAGGTTCAACTAAGATCACCGGTGGTAAGCCTGCTAAACCTGAAGGCTTTGTCGTTATCAGAAATAACAGACCGACTAAGTTCGTAGATAGAGCAGAGTTTAGTAGAGCAAATTTTGCTGCTAGACCAAGGTAATTCTCAACCGCCCACATAAAGATTATACACTCAAGGCAACTAAAAATCCATGAAAACCTTTAAAGATTTAAGAGAAAAATGTTGGGATGGTTGGACTCAACAAGGCATGAAAAAGAAGGGTAACAGAATAGTACCCAACTGTGTTAAGGTATCTGAAAACTTCCAAGATGGTCGTAACCCCCAGGATAAAGGTGACATGGCAAGACACGGTCTTAAGGGTAAATCTATCACGCAATTAAAGAAAGTCAGATCTTCTGACTCTGCAACACCCAGAGAAAAGCAATTAGCGCATTGGAGAATTAATATGTCACTAGGTAAAAAGAAAGATAAATAAACGGTTAACTAATTAAATACCCATGGACTTTATAGACTATCTAACTGAAGCACCGGAAAAACACGGCGTACTTGCGTATGGCCGTATGAATCCACCTACAAAGGGTCATGAGCAGGTAATTAATAAAGTCATGTCTGCTGCTAAAGAATACAGTGCTGGTCACAAAGTAGTTCTTTCTCATTCTCATGATACTAATAAGAACCCGTTACCTGCCGATGTTAAGGTAAAGCATGCCAAGCGTGCATTTCCTGGTACCCACATTGAAGCAGCTACTAAAGAAGCACCAACCATTCTACATCATGCAGCAGCAATGCATGAGCACGGCGTAACGAACTTACATGTTATTGCTGGTTCTGATCGTGTAGAAGAGTATCACAAATTACTTCATAAGTATAATGGCGTAAAGAGCGCGCACGGTAACTATAAATTTAAATCTATTCAAGTACATTCCTCTGGTGAAAGAGATCCTGATGCAGAAGGTACCTCTGGTATTTCAGGTACTAAGATGCGTGAGCATGCAGCAGCCGGCAGGAAGAGTAAATTCCATGCCGGTCTTCCTTCTAAGATGAAGCCAGAACACAGGGAAGAACTTTGGAGCGATATGGTAAAGCATAGCGCTAAGAAAACTAAGACTGTTACCGAGGCAGTAGCACCTGGTTCACAAGGTGAAGTAAAGATTTCTAAATACGAATGGGGTACCCCAGAAAGCACTAAAGAGATGAAGCGCATTACTCCTGGGGAAAGTAAAGTTAAGTCAGAAGCTAAAGAAGCCGATTATGGTGCAGCTTTTCAAGATATGGTAAAAAGAGTCAAGGTTAAAGCCCAACAGGGACCTAAAAAGACAGTTTTTGTCCCTGCAAAGTATGGTACCGGTGGTGTTTATAAAGTAGTCCCAGTAAATAAGGTAAAAGAGTCTGTAGAGGTAGAACCTATGCAATTAGAAGTAACTAAGATCCCTTATCTCTTAATGAACGCAGATCAAAAGCGTGCATTATTTGAGGAAGTGGATCAATTAGAATTTGACGGAATTCAGACTAAAAACTTAGATATATGTCCAAGTGCTTATAAAGAATTTAAAAAATTAATTGAAACTGCTAGAGCCGGTGAGCACATTGGTGAACCTACCGGTCATAATGCACCATCAAAGGCTGTTCAAGATGTTGTGGCAGGTATGACCTCTAAGCCCTCTACACTTCGTAACATGCAGTTTAGACATTATACAGGTCTCTAATGTTAATAGATGAATTAAAAAAAGTGCATGCCGATGCATTTACGTTTTACCTAAAAGCACACTTTTACCATTGGAATGTTGAAGGTCCAAACTTTCCTCAATACCATGATTTTCTTCAAAATCTTTATCAAGAGGTTTTTGCCTCGATTGACTCACTTGCCGAATTAATTAGAACTTTAGATTCTTATGCGCCAGGTACTCTTACAAGGTTAAAGGAGTTAACATCCATTGAAGAAACAGATGATGTTCCAGATGCAAAGACAATGATGACCAGATTGCTTCAAGAAAATAATATACTAAGAGCATCCTTACTGACTGCTTATACAACTGCAGAAACTACAGGTGAAGTAGGCATTGCTAATTTCTTACAAGATAGAATTCAGGCTCACGAAAAACACTCATGGATGTTAAGGTCAATAATAAAATGATAAACGATTTAAACATACAACACGAATTATTAAAAACAGCATTAGAATCTACTGATGCCTATTTGGGTGTTGAAAAACAGGCGGTTGCCGCTAAAAAAGCAACCCCTATGATGATACACGATTTTACGTATCATATGTCACGTACCCATGATGCATTACAATCACTAGGTGTCTTAAATCAGCACCAAGAGTATATGACGAGTCATGTAGACACAATGAGTAAACTATTTGGTGATGACGATGCTAATTTAGGGGACACACCTTATGCCCATTCACCAGCCGCAGACTATAATGGTATGGAAGAATCTAAAAAATTATCGCATAAACAAGAATCAGTAGTTACTTCTTTTGCAAACTTTATTGCAGAGAAGAAAGAAGTGTTTAGTGAGAATGATATTACCGAGATGGTTGATTCTTTAACTTGGGAAGACATTGTTGATCTTTACCCTGAAGAAGATTTAATTGAAGAAGAAACAGAACAATTAGATGAGAAGATATCTGCTCAATCTAGACTTAGAAGACGTCAAAGTTTTGCAAGAGGTAGAACCAAGAGAAGTACGGCAAAAGGTATTAAGTTAAGAAGAGCATCAACTCCTGATGTACTTAATAAGAGAGCTCAACTAGCTGCGCGCCGTGCCATGTATCAGCGTCTACTACGCGGTAGGGATAAAGCTTCTCTTTCTGCATCTGAAAAAGATCGCGTAGAGCAACAAGTTAAGAGTATGAAGAACATTCAAGCAAGTATTGCTGTTAGAATGGTACCTAAGATGCGCTCTATAGAGCAAAAGCGTCTTGCACATTACAGAGGCGGCGCAAAAAGATGAGAGCATTAATCCTTATTTCGGTTTTATTATTATCTGGTTGTTCTACTGTAGATAAGGTTAAGGAGATGTGGCCAAGGGCCCATGATCCTGTAATGGTTAGTACGTATATTGATTTAGAGAAACAACTTGAAGTTGTAAGCTGTAAGTCAAAAGAAAGCATCGAGCCAGCTATTCTGAAAGCTGACTGGCTAAATAGATATGCTGAATTTAGAAATGACCCTCAAAGAATATCTACAAAAGCTATTTTAGAGAACTTGGAAAAAGCTAAAAAAGCACCCGAACTAGTTTGCGATAGATGGGTAACATTGAGCAAAACTAGAATGAAAGTTATTAAAGAATCCTGGAGTGGAAGATGAACGATATAATCGTACAATATGTAAACGAACAATCCATTCGTGGAGATCTTGCCCGTGAACTTATGGGTATTATAAGTGATTACGAAGCTGGGTCTATCAGCGCAGAAGATAAATCAGAATTACTTCATGAAGTAATGGCCACTTATCAAGCCTCCGAACTTGCAAAAGAAGAGGTAATGTGGAGATGGGCAATATCAGCGGCCACACTGGTGGCTAGTCTATGAAGACATTTAAAGAAATTACCGCACCTAGAAATTATGCTGATGGTTCGTTAATATCAGCCAAGTTACCACCTGCATATGAAAAAGCAAAAGGTGACAGGAATTGTGCAAATTGCGGTGCTTATGTACCAGGCACTAAGTATTGTAAAGTTTGGGATGCAAAAGTACGCCCAGAATATTATTGCAAAAAATGGGTTGCAATAGAAAAATGACTTTAACGTAATGGTACTAGAGAATCTTAGAAATTGGTTCAGTAAAACTCACCCTGAAGGTAATTGGGTGAGAATGGATACCAAGGGTAATATAAAAGGTGACTGTGCAAGAGAGCCCGGGGAGGGGAAACCTAAGTGTCTTCCGCTATC